CCGAATCTAGCCATTACCTATTTCCTCGAATGTTTTCCATTTCTCGCTCGTAGCCTGATACGACTTGAGATCCCGCAGTAGAAGGCGTTGTTACAGGAGTAGTCATTGGAGTTCTTCCTGTAGCCATTCTGGTTACAAGAGCCTCGCCAGATTCTCCGGTTGTTTGCTCCAAACCTCTCCGAGCAATTGCCGCTGGGATAGCAACAGCGGCTGTAGCTACAGGATCAGCTAAATAACTGCCAAAACCTAAAGCAGCCATCAATCCACCGGAGGTAGGATCTAGCTTTCCTAGAACTCTTGCTAACTGCTCTTGAGTGGTAAATTCAACAAAATTTCTCATTGCCTCTTCTTCTGCGGCATCAAAAAATCTCATTTCTTTTTCGCTGTTTAGTATGTTATTTACAACTTGTTTATACCTGTTAATGGTGTTTCCACCAGATCCAGCAGCCTCTGCCGATCTTCTTGCTTTATCAAAAGCAGCGTCAATAAGTTCTGCTTTCTTGTATCTTGAGTTAGCAAGACGAGCCGCTTTAATTATAGTTCCATCTCCAGTACCAAAGTTTTGAATAGTGTCATCAACTAAATCAACTAAATCTCTAATTGATTGGTCTGAGTACCCAGACTTTTTATAACGATCAAACATTGCTCTTCTTATCTTTTCTAACTGAATAAGATTCGATGGAGTCTTGCTGTTTCTTTTCAATATATTTAGCGCAGCAGTCATTTGATCATCAACTGTAGGATCGTAAGAAGCGCTATCAGCAACCAATCTTCTCGCTCTTCCGTACAGAGACTTCATAGCTGGGACATCATAAACAACGCCAGAATCTGTAGCTCTCTTGTAAATGTCATTTTTTAATTGTCTTGCTGTTTCCACGGTAGGATTGGTATCAAACTGCTCCATTCTTCGACCAAAAGCTCTTCCTATTCCTCTAATTGCAGGAGCTGCAAAGTTCAAAGCTACTTGACCGCCGCCACCAAAAATAGCAGATGGTATTGCCAACTCGAAAGCAGACTCTAACCTTTCTCCTGTCTCTCCAGTGTTGAACCCATAAACAGCGCCTCCAGTTCCAGATGCGGCTGCTGTCTTTGCTATGCTTGGAGATGTCCCAGCAGGAATTCTTGTTGCTGGAGACATAGCCGCAATAACTCTTGGCGCTCCAGTTGCTATAGCTCTTTCAAGTCCAATGCCAGAAGTAATTGCTGGCACAGCTTCCGTAAAGAATGATTCAACTGGCTCTTCTTTTTGGTACTGTCCTATCATATCTCTAGTAAGACCTAGATAATCTTCATAAGCCTCACCAAAAGGACGTTGCTCTTCTCCAGTAAATAATCTTTTTACTTTCTCTCCTCCAGCAGCAACTCCAGCAGCTATATTTTCTGCCGCTCCAAAGCTCATACCTCTAGCTGCTGTAGCTGCTCTTGCTCCTTCTGGAACAAATCCTTCAGCATAAGTAGATTCAGTAGGCTTGTATCCTTCCTGCTCTGAAAACTTTACCATTTCTTTAAAGTCATCATTAGACAGCCCGATGGAATCTGCATACAGCCCCATTGGCATTTGATCTTTATAAGACTTATTCCAAAGACCAAAAGCTAACTGACCGTTTGGAGTACCCATGTAATCTGGGTATTCTTCTCTAAAAGCATTTAGTTTATCGCTCATTAAAATAATCCTAATGGGTCTGCGCTTTGAGATGAGGTAATTGTAATTCCGTATTTCCGTCTTTCTTCTTCAGGATAAGACATTGCTTCTGCCATTACAGTTGTATACAACTGTTCCAATCTGTTTAGGTTGTAAAGTAACTGATCATCAGATTGAGCCGCAGCAATGCTTCCAAGAGTTGCTCTTAAATCTTCTAGCTCATTTCGCGTAATGCTTCCTAAAGCGCCGCCAGTTTTGCTTTCTTTCCGCATTTGGTCTAGCGCTTCAAATTGAATATTTGCGCCGATAGTATTAGCCAGAGATCGTGCATCAGACGCAGGAGTTCCAGCAATCCTTCCAGCCAATTCTCCACGCACTCCTGTAACCGGAGTGAATATTCCTTGGTTGTTTATTAATGTTCTGTAGCGTCCTATGTCTTCTAAAACTATTCCACCAATTTTAGACTGCCTTGAAGCTCTAAGTCCTTCTCTGCGACTGTCTGCTCCTGCCTCTGCCTCAGCAGCCGCTGCGTCAGCAGCCGCTGGACCTCCTGCAATTGCTTCTAACTCAGTAAGATTGCCATCGGCATCATAAATCCCTCTATAACCAGAAGGAATTGAAGCTGGGTTTCTGATAGTAGTAGTGCTTGTAGCTCCACCCATGTACTCAGGTTTATTGGTCTTTACGTTAAATCTGTAAGGAGCATCAGCAGGAAGTCTATAGGCTGCAAGCTCTTCAGAAGACATTGGCCTGTAGTTATCCTCAACTTCAGCAGTAAACCCAGCAACAGTCTGTGCTGTTGGATCACCACCCAATGTTTGAGTAACAAATTGACCGCCTTTTGTAAGCATTTTCGGATCAATGGTTTGCTTAGGCAAAGAACTTAGGAAAGTGTTGATCTCCCCCATAACTATATCTGGCCTGCCGCCCACAAGAGCGTCTCTGAGCATCTTTGTGTCAGAGGTATCTTCTCCTAATTTCTCAAGAACATTCATGCGATCAACAAGAACGTCTACAGCTTTAGGCATATTTTCGCCTTGTATGGCCTGCTGGATAGCCTGAGCGTCCATTATAGTGCCTTGAAGTAGCTGTTGCTGCCTACGCTGATATGGAGAGACTACTTGTTTTCCTGTCATGTCAGAAGAAACAGCAGCGCCATAGTCCTGAAATCTATCTTTAATTGTTCGTTTTGGAGTCGGAACATTAAAAGCCTGATTCATTCCAGAGCTTATTGAAGGCTGTCGCATAGTCGGCTGTTGGTTTCTTTCAGGAAGACCAGCCATCATTGCTTGAAATCTTTCTTCATCAAGCCTTTCTTTTTCAGTCATTTCAGCCATTTTTATACCTATAAATTATTCGCTAACCACCAAGAACAGGAAGTTTGCCCAGAACAGAGCCAGCCATGTTACCTTTGCTTTCGCTTCCTGCTGCTCTGTTAAGAATTCCACCAACCTGACTTGTCTGGCCTGTTCCAGTTGGTTTGTAAGCAGCACCAGTTCCTGTAGCTACTCCTGCAAGTTGACCAGCAGTGCCGCCAATCATGCCAGACATTCCAGCACCTGCACCGCCTTGAATGCCTGCTAGTATATTTGCCTGCTGACCGATTAGATCAGACATACCAATACCTTGATTGCCTTGGTACTGAGCCAAAGCATTTATCTGGTTGGTTATGTTGCCAGCAATGTCACGGCCTGCTTGCATTCTGTTTTGAGCCAGAGCGCCACCAGTTCCATAGAGATAATCACCAACGGTCATTCCTCCGGTCATGCTTATGTCACCAAGGCCACGGCCTGCTTGAGAAGCTAACTGAGACTGCGCTAGAGACCTGCCACTAGCTATGTCAGCTAATTGAGAACCCGCACCTGTGAGAGTTTGCATCCCTAAAGTGCCGCCAGTAACGCCAAGATTTCCTAGCTGTTGGCCTGCACCTGTGAGAGTGCTGAGTCCTTGCTGTCCTGCCAGTGTGCCTAGTCCTGCAAGCTGCTGACCTGTGCCTAGCTGAGACTGAGCGATCTGAGCGCGTTGAGCAGCAAGTTGCTGGGCAGCTTGAGTCTGTAAGTCTGCTTGAGCAGCGCCACCTTGGGCAGCAAACTGAGCAGCACTTCCGCTAGCGCCAAGACCTTGCGAGCCTAGTTGCTGAAGATTAGCTATTTGGTTCTGCAAGTCTTGAGAGGCTAGGCCAGTGTTGAACCTTGACAGTTCTTTCATGACGTTGCCGCCACTTAAACCGCCTCTAGCAGCCGCTGTGCGTAACGCCGCTCTTTCACCTTGCTCGCGCAAGAATTGCTGTTGTGGACTTGCTTGGAACGCCTGATTGAAAGCCTCTTGGCCTAACGCACCTGATAGCGCAGCCTGCTGCTGTAGAGCCGCAGTGCCTGCCTGACGGTACGGATCAAACATCTGACCAGCTTGACCAAAGGCTTGACCAACTTGCTGAGACGCAAGATCACGAGCCGCTGTGACATCGCCTAGTCCTTGTCCGTATTGTTGATTAGCTGCTTGTTGAGCTGCCTGAAGATCAGTCCTTGCACCGCCAAGACCTTGGTACAACGCGCCAAGTCCAGCTTGTGCGCCTCCCATAATATCTCGTCTTGCAGCACCAAGACCTGTGCCAAGAGCTTCTAATCCCAATCCAGTGCCTGACTGAATTAAACCGCCAGCTTCTTGAGCGCCTTGAGTTAAATCCTGACGAGCAATCTGAGTGCCGCCAAGAAGGTCTGCTCTAGCTTGTCCAGCTCCTGACTCAATAGCTTGTGCAGCAGCCGTCACACCGCCTGCTAGCGCTCTTTCCGCTCCAGCTAAACCAGTTTGACCGCCTGCTCCTGCGCGTCCTCCTACGGCTGTTGAAGAAGCTACAGAGCCTGTTCCAGAGCTAACTCCTGCTCCAGTTCCACCAGCTACTTCAGTTCCTGCAACTATGTTTCCTGTGCCGCCAGTTACAGCGCCTGTACCGCCAGTTACAGCGCCATCTTTTGCTCTGTTGTAAGCAGACTGAACATCAGCCAAAGGAATGCCAGTAGCGCGAGCCATATCATCAACAGAGACACCAAAGTTGTCCATGTTAGTAGCTATCTGCTCTATAGACTGATTAGTCTCAGAAGCGTAGCGCTTTAATAAGTTATCTGGAATGCCGTTAGGAAAATCTATTTTTGCTTGCTCTAAACCGCCAGCAACAATGTTTTCTATTTCTACCATCTCTTGAGCGCGAGTATAACGAGTTGTAGCCTCGTCCATTGGTACGCCTAGTGATTGAGCGACTTGCTCAACACCGACACCTTGCTTAGTCATTTCACGGTAAACATCTTGATCGGTAGTTGCTTGACCTGAATTGATATAGTCAATGACGTTATCGAGACCAGTTTTTTCAGCAACTACAGTTTTAATCACTTCTGCTTTTGCAGCTTCTGTAGCCGCTGCTTGCGCTTCGTTAGCGGCAGTCTGAGCAGCGCTTTGAGACGCTATAGCCGTATCAAAAGCTCTTTGAGCCTCAGCCATAGGAACGCCGAGAGTATTGGCTACAGCGCCTAGATTCGCGCCAGTTGACTGAATCAATGAAGCAATGTCCTCCAAGGAGGCGTTTGGATTGCTTTGAACAAATTGAACAACTGTGTCTTCAGCGCTAGGAATATTAACTCCTACACCGCTGAGAGCTTCTGCCATTGCGCGTTCGTCATCTTGTCTAGCCATTATAATCGCCCCATTGCTTGCAGCTCAGCCAAAACCGATTCGTCTATACCCATGCCAGCCAATGCGTTAGCCTGTCCACCCATTCCCATCATCTGTGCTTGTTGGCCTTGGTACTCAGGACTTAGATGCTGCATCACTGGATCTATTGTCGTTGCTTCAGCTAAATAGGCAGGATTCGCTACCGCATCAGGTAACTGCTGCTGAGCAAAGGACATATCGTAACTGCCTTGATATGGCTGCAAAGCTGCGTAATTAACATTGCCGCCTCGTATTGCATCTTCAAACATTGGCATACCAGACAATAAAGCCTGCTGAGCAGCTACATTGCCACCAACAAAAGCATTGGCTTGTTGAGGCATAGATTGACCGTAAACATCTAATCCAGCCTGCTGGCCTGCTGTCATTGCAGCATACTGGCTTGGCATAGCCTTTCGGATGTCAGCTCTGCCCATAGCCTCTTGGCGAGCAAGGAAATCTCTCGTTAGCTGGTTGCTTTTCTCTGCGCGTTCGATGCCTTCATCAGACTCGCCGCCGAATAGTGATTTGACTAACTTACTCATATCTTGCCTCTAGTTCTTCTCTAGTGATGCCTAGTAACCATTGGTCATGTATTTCGCCGTTCTTCTTAAAAGACCGCCTGATTGTGCCTTCTAACTTCATGCCGCATTGTACCGCAAACATCTTAGCATTAGGAAAGCAGGTAGCGATCTCTGCGTTTACTTTCTCATACTTGGTGTTCTTTGTTATCCAAGTAAAAAACTCTTTAGCGCCTTTGTACGCTTTCTTTCCTCTGAACTTTTTTAAGATCATTGGATGGATCTCTATAGTGATGCCGTTTCGCATCTCAGCCATCCAGAGTCCGCAGACCTCATCATCTTCTGTATGAAGAAACCAGCCGCTGTGCATATCTGGATACCACTCATCTCGTGAGAAGTTATCCTCGCTGATCTCATCAAACACATCAGATTCGGTGACGAATGATCTTATGAAGTCAGCGTCAACCGTTCTGGTAATCAAACAAGAATCCAGCCTTGCTTTCTGTCACCGCCAATACTAGGAATCATCTTCCTGTATTGAATAGCTCCAGCAGAGCCTGTGCTATCTAAGTAGAGACTATACTGCACAGCCTCTATAACGCCTTCTGGGCTTCCAGTTCCAACTATTGGCATACTCAAAGCAGCCTCTTGCGTAAACTGTCTAAACGCCTGACTCATAGTCCCATTAGATTCTATGATGGGTTGTGCGGCATTTAATTTATAGCTCACTGCACACCTTCTATGTCAGCAGTCATTTGTATAATCACAGGCTTTACAGGATCGCTCATTGTAAACCTGAAAAGCTCAAATCTAGCCGCTCTGCCGTTTCTGCGCCAAATAGGTCTGTGGTTATACTCACCGACCTTGCCAATGCTACGGAAGCGAGTGTCACTCCAAGTCTTAGCGTTACGACTGCGAGCCATGCCAATTTGAGGATCAGGAGCAGAGTCATTACCAACACCGCTTTCAACGGTTAGTTCTATCTCAGGCACTACAAACGATTCCATGTTGTTCTGGAAAGGCTGAGTCACTATAGAGCGTCTAATCTCTGTGCCGTATTCTGTGTAAAAGTCAGGATCTAAGTTGCCTATCCTGCCGTCCACTAAATCACCCGCCCATATCTTGTTGTAGGCTCTGACCAAAGCAGTAACACGATAGCCGCCAAGATCACCTTCAATAACAGACTTTCTCTCATGCCAGCGCTTAGTAATGATGTCGTAAACTAACGTGCTACTAGGCAGTGCAAACCCAACAAAGTAAGCGCCTTTCTCGGCGTATCCCCACGAGTAAATAGAGGTCACTTGGTCTTGTGTGAGATTGCTTAGCTCTTTGTCTATCGCAGTTGTAGATATCTTAACCGCATCATTGCCTTCAAAAGCCCAGATTGCTGGTGATTCGTTCTGACCAGATCCGATGAATACAAACGTGCCTTGCAAGGACTGAATGCTAAACGGACTAGCAATACCTTTAGATAAAAACAAACCTGTTCTCTGAAAAGGAAAGTCAGCGCCACCAATGTTCTGAAATGCTTCTATCGTCTGCGAACCTCCTATAAATAGCTGATTCTTAAAAACAATAGGAGCAACAATCTCATCAGGATCAGACTCGGCAGTACCAAAATCTAAAGCGTTATAGCTAAGTCCGTCATTCAACGCGCTGACAATAAATTTCTTGCTGTCAGTCGTAAGACAGAAGAAGCCGTCAATATAAACAACCAGTTGAGGATTTCCGTTCGCAGTAAAGTCTGAATCTGTGATTTGGGCGAATGTGTCCGCAACGTGGTTGTATATGTATCCGTTCCCATTAGGAACTAAGATAAGAAGTTGTGTGCCGTTGTCAGCCATTGATACTCTCGTATCACCAGCTATTTCACCAATGAAGGTCAACGTGAAGTCAGCAGCCATGCTGTACAGTCTGCCTGCAATAACAAAGTAAGGCACACCATTCATCTCGTGTGCGCCTCTGTTACCAGTAAGGCTGTTAGCGTTTGCTACCTCTTCTAGTCCAGCCGTTCCGTATAGAGTCTCTTGATTTAGCGCTGGAGCTTGGGCGATATTCGGATAGAAGTTCACACACTCTTGGGCAGAGATAGGCAGGCTGTCGCTCTCGTAGAATCCATTCGCTATAGGCAGGACTACTTTAGGCATCTAAGATACTCCGAACAAGCAGTCCGTAACGGTTATATTGTTTGTGCTTGTGCCATTGGAGACAAAAACTTCAAGATAATCAGAGGTAGCCACGGAGACGTTGTAAAAAACTCCCACGTTTGCCGTATTAGATGCGGATACTAGTCTGGATATTTTAGCGGCAGAAATAACAGTGCCATTTTTTGCTAAATGCACTGTCAGATTTTGATTTGTTCCAACCACATCCAGAGTCACAGAGGCCGTCAAACGAACTGTAGTAGTCGTTGAGCCTGTGTAGGTCAGCTTGCCTGTCGTATCCACTGTGAAGCTAGAAAAAGTTCCCGCTACAAATGTACCTGCGGCTTTTACCGCTACATTTTGAGTAGAGATTGTCGTGGCAGTTGAGTTGCCGTGCATAGATACTTGAGCGTTTATCTCATCAGCAATAGACGTTATCTGAATGCCGTTAGTATTAACCGCCGCCACACTAATACCGCTGCCTGCAACAATGCTTGCAATCGTGGGAGATGCTGCTGTTGTGTTGAGTAGGACAGGAAGACCATCAGCGTTAGCCGTAAAGTTGTGGCTTACTTTCACGCCGTTAGTAGGAGTGATTGAGGTAATAATGCCAGAACCGTTCTCTATGTTTCGGATCTTATTAACAGTGCCATCTATCTCAAGAACCGGAGAACCAGACGCATCACCTGTAGTGACAATTGATCCAGTAACACCAAGGCCAGCAACCAAACTCTGATAGCTGATTCTATAGTTAGTGTTGTTGACAAAGTAATCCATGAACGAGTTAGCAAGGACAGTATCCTGTGCTACAAAGTCCGACTTCTTGCGTCCATCCGCTCTTTTAACCATTGGTGTTGACCTCCAAGGCTATAGCGCCAGTTGTCTCTGCAAGGATTGCCGCTTCTTGATCTGGATAGAAATGACCATTCATGCCGAAGTCATTGTCTTCGTTACCAGAACCAACAGGAAGCGTACAAGGAAATCTAGTCTTGCCCATGCTTTGTCCAAGCATACGCATTGTGTTGAACCCATCACGAGCTGCTTTTGCTAAGCCTGCTGAGACAACTCCGTTGTAATCTGGTGCGACTTCAATCGCCATGTTAGCGATAAGTCCGCGCAGTGCGCCTGTTGGGATAGTTACTTCATCACCAAGATCAGTCACAACTGTATAGCCAAGCTGAATGCCTTGGGCATCTAGCTCAGCCATGTAATTATTCATTGAGAATATAAAGTCTTGGTACTCGTCAGGCTCTAATGGAGCTTCACTAGCTTGTACCAATATCCTCTGTAGCGAGGACTTTGCAACTTGAGCGACAGTAGCCATTATTCGTATGTAGCTCCTTTAGCAGTCTTAGCCGAGTTCCTAAAGGCTTTCGCTGTTGGAGCGCCTTTAGATCCTACCTTACGCATTCGCTCAGGCGTTTTGCCAGCGGCCTTCTGAGACTTAATTCGCTTGCGTTTCTTGTGGATGTTAGCGTATAGACCTTCACTCATAAGTAGCACCGCTCTTCATAGACTTTGCGCCTTTACACTTCCACCGCTTACGGCTCAAGTTGTTAGGCGTGTTGGGATCATTCTGCTGTCTTTTAGATAGTTGTTTCTTAATACCTAAAGACCTCGCGCAATACGCATCACCTTTGCTAGTGCCTGCTCGTACACGAGAACCACCGTCACTGGCCTTTCCAGCCTGCCCAAAGGAGACTTTCTTGCCAGTGGCAGTGACTTTTACTTTCGCTTTACCTTTTCTCGGAGTAGCCATAATAAAAAACTGGGAGCCGAAGCTCCCAGAACCCCACAAGGTTACTTTCCAAATCCCAATCCTGCAAACAGAGGATTAAAGCAAGCGTACGCTGGAAGCAAATCGAAACGAATCTTCTGCGTGTTAGCGTCACCGTCTGCGTACTTAGATACTCGGATAGACATACCATCGCTAGTAGTAGCGATTGTGTCCGTTGAGTAGAGCTTAGGCAGCTTAACAGTACCAAGACCAAACGCCTGCTTAGTGAAGAACAGGTTAGGCTGGTAGACGGTTGAAGCAGCACCAAGGAGAGTCACAACCGCGCCAGAAGCAGGAGCTGCGTCTACGTTGTTGTACTGACCGTTAGCCTCGTAGATAGCAGCGCCTGAAACAGTGATAGTCGCCGCATTACCAGAGATAGTTACGTCCTCAAGAACAGTGCCTGTCCACGGAACAGCAGCGCCTGCCGCATCAAGGATAAGCTCACGAGTAGCTACATTAAGACGATTAACGCCTGCAATAGTTACCTGATCACCAGCTTTGATAGTACCAGTTCCCAAACCAGCCAGAACAAGAGTCTGCTGCATAGTGTCCTTAGCTGCGAGGTAAGTCGCATTAGGCGCACCATTCAGAGTACCAGCACGGTCAGTAGTAGTGCCTGAAGTGTAGCTGCTGAGAGCGTTAGAAGTCAGAGCCATCATGCCACCAAAGTTCTGGCTGATTTGCGCCTTCTCCCATGCTGTACGGACGAGGCCATCAGACGCATTCAAACCGTTCTGAGCCGAAGACAGCGCAGTAGTCGTAAATGGGTTCATCAGGTAATACTTCTCGTCTGCCATTGGGACACCAACAGAGTCCATAGTGGCTCCAGCGCCAGCTACGTCTGACCAAGCATCAACAACAGTTCCACGATTGCCGTAGCTCAACGAGGCGTTCTTACGCATGAACGCGCCAAGGTCTAACTCAAGGTCAGTTACGATGCGGCGAGCCATAGGCTCAAGGATTTGATCTAGTTGGTCTAGCTCAAGAGCCTCTTCCACGTTGCCCCACTCAGTGGCTGCTGTGAAGTAGTTTTGAACTGTACCAGTTGCTTTACCAGCAATGATGTCTGACTTATCAGAACCGCTGATGTCACCGCCAGAAGTGCGGATTGTGTTGTAGTCATGCGGACGCTTAAAGTCTACATTTGAACCACTAGAAGGATTGAACTTGCCTGACAACAACTGAGTGTTGACAGTCTTTGTTACTACACGAGACGCTTCAAACGCATCTAGGAATACACGAGCAACTTTCCGTGTGACGTTACTATTAAGATTGTTAGCCATGATTGGATCACCTTATTCATTCAAAAGTAGCTCCTTTCGGACCACCAGCCTTGGGACTTCTCCCAGCGCCTTTCGGCGTGTCTAGTGGATCAGGAGCGGCATTAACACTAGGTTTAAGTTTTCGAGCTTTAGGCATAACGATCTGATCTAAGTACAACAGCGCCTGATTTGCAGGCATATTGGCTAATTTGTCCAGTTCCAATAGATTCTCACCAAGGTACAACGTCCCAAGACTTCCATCATCCAAATCAATCAGATGATTAGCCAGCATTGGATTAATTCCAAACTGACCTATCTTGTTAGCTGCGCTCTGGAGATCCTCGCTTTGAACGCCGAGCTTCTTAGCTTTCTCTGCGTAACTCGCAATCTTCTCATTCTGCGCTTGCACTGCCGATGCTTGCTGTTGTCTCTGCAAATCAATCTGCTGGCTTTGCATAGCCTGCTGACGCGCATCAAACTCAGCTCGTTTGGCAATCGCCTCATCACGCTGTCGGAGCTGCTCCTGTATCTCTCTATCTGAAAGACTATAGAAGTCAGGCACTTTCGGCACTTCGGGCGGCTGTTCTTTAGGAATCTTAGCCTCCAGCTCTTCTAGGCGCTTGCGATAGTCCTCGGCCTGACGCTCTGCTTCTCGCGCCTTCCAAGTCTTCTCAGCCATAGCCTTGTCAAAAGCCTTCTGCTGTTCTTCGTTAAAAACAGGTCTAGTAGATTTCTCCTGACCTTCGTCAGTATCCGCTGATGAATCGGAATCAGTTTCCTGATCTACATCCTCTATGTCTTCAAACTCAATATCTTGAGTCTCATCGACCATATCGTCTGGTTGCATCTTATACCTACTGTAATGCCGTCAAATAAACGGTGACGTTCCGTGCCTCCATGAAAGCGTGGAGTGCGCTAGTGGTCAAATATACCACAATTTGGTTAAAAGCAATACTTTTCTTAAAATATGGAGGAAGCGGCTACCTAGCAAGGCTCCGATAGATTATCGCCTGTGGAATTGAACCACTATTACGCTTCCATAAACTTTTATGCGATTCCTCTCAATGCTGACATTTGGCGCTCTGATTGCCTGCTGGACAGCAAATCGGCGCTGTCAGCCTTTGTAGGATCGAACTCGGCGTTGATGGAGCGGATGTTCTTAGGATCAAAGATTATATCAATCGTGGTTGGATCGTAATTTTTTGGGATTTCAGGAGGCAAAGCGACATCAGGAGTGTTGTTGAGCATTTGGTATGCTTTGTACTCCTCGCTTGCACCTACCTCATCAAGAAAATCCATCATTTCCTGACTCATAGGCTCATTTTTAGCAGGCAACGGTTTTATTGGTATTTCGTTGGACGCTTTGTCAAACACATTGTTAATTGATACAGAATCATAACCTG